CGGTTAAATGGGCATGTAACGTAGATTTAAAGAGCCATGAGCCAATTAAAACTTATTCTTTAGATACCAAAAATGCCATATAAAGACCCAGAAAAACAAAAAGCGTATTACCGGGAACGCAGCCGTGCATACTATGAAAGAAATACCGACAAAGTACGGGCTGCAATAAAGAAAACAAATAAAGCCAATAAAGAAAAATGGCAAGAGTTTAAAGCTACTTTGAAGTGCGCTGTGTGCGGGGAAAATCACCCAGCAGTATTAGATTTTCACCATATAAACCCAGCAGATAAAGAATACTCAGTAAGTAGGTTGGTAAGCGACAGAAGTTACACCAAAGCAATGGAAGAAATACAAAAATGCATAGTTCTATGCGCAAACCACCACAGAATCCACCATTGGGATGAGCAAAAAGAAAGAAAAAACCCAGCCTTGTGAGCTGGGTTTTTTATGGAACAAGTTCTTGGATTAAGAACCTTGTGAGCCCCATGCTCCGAGTGGATCAGACCAACCGAAGCTATAACGCTCGCGTGACTTGTAGCGTACGTTACCGGTATCAAAGTCGCCGTCCATGCTGTTTTGCAGCGGAGTACGTTCGAACATTTTTAAACCGTTAGGTACATCAGTCAACAAGAACCAACCGTTTGTATCAGTCAAGAAGTGGTTAACTGTGTAACCTTCTGGAATGGTACCGTTGTTCTTGATAGCGTTGATGTCGTTATCAGTTGTACCAACACGGAGGTTAGTCTCAAGCAGACGTGTAGCAACGAACATCAAGTTTGGTGGAATAACCAACTTACGTGGTTTAGCAGCGATCAACAGACCACGCTCATCGGTCCACGCAGCGATTTGAATTGTTGCAGCTTCTAGAGCTGTTTCGTTCAAGTCAACTGGTGTTGGAGGAATGTTGCTGTTTGTGCCGCCGTTTACCAATGGGTGTGATGCAGAGAACAATGGAACGCCGTCGCCACCGTTGTAGCTGGTAGAGAAGCCGTTGTTCAATACTGATGCACCTTTAACTTGCTTGGTGTAAGCCATAGCACGAGCCAATGCTTTAGTGTAACGAGCAGACAAAGAGTCATACAAGTTATCTTCAATCGCTTCTTCAGTGATTGAGAAACCTAAAGCGATGGTTTCGTGTGAGTAGCGAGCTGTGAAAGCTTCTTGCGCATTGTCGTAAGAAATAGCGCCGCCTTCGTTCTTGACTGGAGCAGCCGAGAAACCAGACAGTTTTGTTTCTTCTTCGAATGAACGCTCAGAAGATTCAATCTCATAGAGCTCTTTATGCTCTTCGCCGTAACGCTTATATTCTAATCCGAACAAAGCGTTTAGGCCGGGAAGTAACTCTTTTAGGAGTTGTGAACGTGAAATAGCCATGTTATAGCTCCTTTATTAGTTAGCTGTACCAGCAGACTGGTAGTACTGATGTACGCCAAAGTTTAACTTGACGATCAAATCAGTGTACGCATCACCGGGGTTAGAAGGGAAATTGCCGCCGAATGTAGAGCTGGAGTTAACCAAGTCAACAATCTTAACAGCAAGCGCGCTGGTGTTAGCAACAGTCAATACGCCGCTGGTAATAGAACCAGTTACGTTAATTACTGAATCACCAGATGTTGTGTTACCTGTGGTAGAACTTGTACCGCCAGTAAAGTTGCCTAAAGCAGCAGTCTTACCGATAGAGGTATAAGTTACAGAACCAGCAGCTTGTACTTGATACAACTGATCTGGGTCTTCAATTACACGAATAAACACGTTTGTGTAGCCGGCAGTGATAGCATTAGCTGGCAAATACTGAGCATACAAAGGGTAGCCCAATTGTTGACCTGCTAATTGATAACGTACGCCTACGCAAACACCAGCAATACCAGTAGAGCTAGTTGTTGGAGTTGCGGTTACTACTGTTGGTTGACCGGGCGTGTTGCTTGTAGTGCCCAATGCTACCAAGTCACCATTAAAAATTGGTGCTGTATTGTTATAGGTCAACTGATACTCGCGGATTGTGCCGCCAGTAAAAGATTGCCCACCGATCAGGCTGATCGGCTTTAGTCCATAAGGACTGGATACTGTAGCCATTTAAAGCCTCCTAAATTATTTTGATCCGTTTCCGAACCCGCTACCACGACTGACAGTGCTTTTACGCTCTGTAAACAATGGCATACGGGCATCATTGTTCCGCATGAAATGGTTATCCACCGAATTCATTTGGTTCTGCGATTGTTGCTCGTAATACTCTTTTCGTGCTTCCATCTTTTCGGTGAGAATTTTGCATAGCATCAAACCACCAATTTCAACGTTACCATCCTTATTACCGGGAATCATTAACTCTGGATGATCTTCTGCCTTTACGGGCTCCCAACCGTCACGAAACTTCTGTGACACGTTAGTCGGATTATCCTGACCATTAATTGCGACTGCTACCCATCTAAAGCTATAACCGGGTTCTGGCGCTGGTTCTGGTAATGTTGCAGCTGGTTGATATACAGCACGAGCTGGATTTTTTTCACGTGTTTCCAAATCACGGGGTGTACGACTATTAGCCATTGCGGGCCTCCTGTTTTAAAAATTCTTGAGCATACAATTCACGAGGGATACCAAGTTTGTCAGCCAACGCTGCTTGCGTTGTTGTTAACTTGACGGTTTTCTTTGCTCCCGTAGTCCGGGACGCTGAAGCTACCACTGTTGCTGGTTTTTTAGCAGGTTCCGTTTGTTTACGGCTAGGTGTCGAATCCTCAAACATGTCTGAGAACACCGATTTTAAGCGAGCATCAATGCGCTCGAAATATTCTTCACTACGCGGGTCAATACCCGTGGCGACTAGTTTTTGGTGCAGTCCAAGTGCGAAGGCAGTCATTTCTTCATATCCCGGGCTACCGAACCACTGGTTTTTGGCTTGCCAGCGCAAGGTTTTTTCGTCGGGCCGTGGGACATCTTGTACCGATGGTTGTATTGTTACATCCTTTTCATCTGTTTGTAAAGGGGTTGGCTTAAAATTTTTCGCCGCTTCCTTTTTGAACATCGCAGTAGTCAGGGCTTCGTTTGCTTCAATGATAGCGTCGGTGTCATAAGAATCCTGCGCTTCTTTCAACTTACGGCGTGCAACATCTAACTCGCTTTCAGCTGCTTTTTGCATCATTTCTTGGTATGAAGTCTCGCCAGTTTGAACATATTGCTTCAATCTTTTGTTTTCTTCAATAGCCAATTGAGCTAAACGAAGTGCTTCCGCACGTTCACGCTCTGCTGCTTCTTTAGCACGGCGCTCATCGTGACGGGCGTGGGTTAATTCTTTAATTCGGGCCTGAACACCTTTAGTGTAGCCCTCAATCTCTTCTTCAGAAGGGTCGTCAACGTCACGGTTTAGGGGCTGTGCCTTACGGTCACGCTCCGGTGTGTCGTCTTCAATGACTAGCTCTGGCTCGTCATCACCCTCTGTTGTTACATGTAACTCTTCTTTGTCTTCCGGTGCTGCCGAAAATTTATCATCTTCGTCCGGAAATTGAAATTGCTCAGCCATGGTAGCTCCTTAGTTAAACGCGTGAAATGCCACGGGGGTCAAGAACTGTGCCATCAACTTGGTCATCGTTGATGATACGGAACTCTTTTCCGTGAATCTTAATCCGAGTGCCGGTATACGGGCGGGTAAGGACGAAATCCCCTTCTTGGCACCAAGGCCCGTTTGGAAAACGCTCTTCATCTTTATACGCTGATGGACCCAGCTTGATAACAAATAAGACCGGGGAAGTTAATTCCTCAATCATTTTTGTTTCATCGGATTTTAAAATACCACTATCAAATTTATCTGTTGCGTCAATTAAGGCGCACAAAATTTTATGCCCTGATGGGCTCGGTAGCTGTGTGGCTTTCTCGCCGTCATCCATGGCTGCCAACTCTGTTTCTGTTGGGGCATCCTGTTTAACTGGCATTGTCATACCCGGCGGAAGTATTAACCCTTCTGGCGGTAGTGCGATGGTTTCACTCATCGTTGTCTTCTTTCAAATAGTCTGCGAGGTCAAGTAAATGGCGCTCTGCAAACGCTAGGCCTCGAATCACGCCGCAGAGCTCTTTGTACTGCTCAAAACTTGTGCACTGTCCGTTTGCCAAATCGTCAGTGTAGTTATTCATATCTGTGCGCAACTTGTCACGCATTGCGGCTATGAAATCAGCCGTTAGTAGGTCGATCACTCTTCGCTACCTCCTTGTTGTGCTTGTTGGTTAAGTAAATTTGATTGGTGTGTGAACAAATCTTTAGCCGTATTTGCTTTATGTTGTTTGTCGTTTTGTTGCAACTGAGCAGCTTGTAGTGCGACGTCTGCGGTGGCTTTATGTTTGCCAACACGTTTGTCTTCTGCTTGTAGCATGATGTTGGCCGTCTTGCTAAACGCCTCTTGCTTAAGTTCTTGTGCTTTGAGAGCCAATTCTTGTTGCCTAAATTGTTCATCAGCTTTATCTTTTGCCACTTTGCGCTGCAATTCACCCTGTTTAACTTGCTGGTCAATAAGCTGAGCTTGCATAACTGGGTCTTGTTGATTTTGTTGAGATTGTTGTTGGGCAACAACTGATTGAGATTGCGCCAATACTTGCGGTGCCGCTTCTGCAATAAGTTGAGAAATCTGAATTTCCATGTCTTCTGGCATCTCTTTGTCTGGTGCAGGTAATGCTGCGCCCATGGCTTGCTCAATTTTGTTTCGATATGCGTAGCCCAAGTGTTCGGCAATATGCGCCATCATAGCTCCTTGAATTGCCTGCGCTTGTGGGTTTTGCCCAATCATTTGTTGAATTAATGGGTCTTGCATTGCCATCTGATGCACTTTGATATGTGCTTCGTGGTCTTGATAGATAAACGCTTTGAGCGGTTTGCCTTTTAGCGCATTCATGTTCTCGCTTACGGGGTCTTTTGGCTTTTGATCGGTCTCCAAAGGCACCAGTTTGTCGGCGTTTTTAATTCCAAGAACGTCAAGCATCTGCCTGTGGAGTTCGGGTAAGTTGTATATCTGGGGGGCACTCTGCGCCAACTGGATAACGGCTTGGTACTGTACCACTCTCTGAGAAAGGGTGGCCGCATTAGGATCGGATACAGGCAACACGTCCACATGACTGTAATCGGACTTTTTAACTTGGAAGTCGCCGCTTTCTGGTTCGTAGTTGTAGTCATCGTCAGTGTAATCTCTGATAATACCCGCAAGCAGCTTGAGTTCTTGTCTTAAGGCATAGTGGACTCGAGCTTGAACGGCAGACATCACCTTCAAGGTTCTTTCCAGAATTGCAAGCGTTGTACCAACAGGAGCATTAGCGCTCATGTCAGAGATTTGCATATCCGAAGTTGCCGCAAAGCGACGACCTTCTTCAATGATTTTGTCCATCAAGCCAGCTAAAACTGCAGACGGCTCTTTGTACGGCAATGGAAGAATGTTATCACGAATTGTACCGCTACCAACATCTACGTCTCTAAATTCACCCGGCGCAATTGGAGTATCGTCGCCTTTAATACGTAAACCACGAGACTTTAAACCACCCGGTAGATTGGAAAGAGTACCCGCATCAACCAATTGTCTGAGAATAGAAGTTGCGGATTTAGCAAATCCACCAATAAGGTGAAACAAACCAAAACCGTAAGCGCCATATCCGGGGATATATTGATAATGAACAAAGTGCTGACGTTTAAGGCGGAGAGGATCGTCCTCTTTCCAATTTCTACGAATTGCAAGAATCTCATTTGTGCCTCTAATCATAGTTACAACATACGGCAGAGCAATACCGGTCATCTCTCCGTCATCGTCTTTGTCTTCAAAGCCGGGCAAATCTAAATCTACGTGTGCTTCATATAATTCAAAACGATCGTCATAAGTGGCAGTAAAGCCAGTCTCTTTATCTTTCTTTTCTTGAATCTCTGTTTGAAACTTAACAGGTTCGCCAAGTTCGGCGTCTTTATAGAACCCAGCTTTTTGTAATTTGATAAGTTCTTGTTTTGTCTTGCGCATGCGGTGCGTAACGCGGTGGCATGATGCAATTTCGCTAGCGCCATAAGGAATAACAATGTCTTCGGCAGGAATAAAAATAGAAATCTGACGGCCAATACTTGGGTCAAAATAAACTTTCTTAAACGCTGAACCTGCAGATGGCAAGTTCCATAACATTCTTTCGTGCTCGTTTCTAAACTCAGGCATTTTTTCTGTGAGCTGATAATTCATATCCATCTCAACACGTTGTGCTGCTTCTACTTTTGCACGAGTTTCTTTACCAACAATCTGTGTACGCACTGGACCCTTGGCAGGGAATGTCTCCATAATGGCTTCAGCTTGAAAACGCACTACTGCTTCAGTAATCATTGGGTGGAATACACCACAAGCGCCATCCCATGGTTCTACACGTTCTTCAAACTTAAGACCTAATAAGGTAATACCGTCCTTGTACATTTTCTCCCAATCTTTACGGGAGTTAAGGTCGTTATCAATATCACCAGCTAGTTCAGAAGCCAAAGACTCGATGTCGCCATCGTCCATTTCCTCAACTAGGTTTTTATTAAACTCTTCGCTGCCATCAACTTCATCCATCTTCTCAATGTCAAATTGAAAATCGCCAGCTTTAATATGTACCGCTTCTGGGTCTTCAATTTCAACTTCAATTTCAGGAGCTTGACCTTGCGTTAGCTCTTCTAAACCTTTAGGTGCTTGGTATAAACCTTTATCTATTGCCATAATGTGTCCTATCTAAAGGCTGGACCTGAAGCCCAGCTCGCTGCTGTGTATCGTACACCGTCATCTACGGATGTTACTCTGTGTTCCAAGACCGAAGGAAAGACAATAATTGTACCTTTTGGCATTTTCTCCGGTATTGGTGCTATTTTAAATTCAAATACGCCGCCTTCATAGGTGTTTGGGTCACTTAAAAACGCTACAGCTGATAGTTTACGCTGAATATTGTGTTTATCGGGAACAAAACTGTCAATATGCCAATCATAATGCCCCTGTTCTGTATATTTGCCTAACTGAATCTTTTCAAATTGCGTTATATCAAAGTTCCAACCCGCTTCTTTGTTAGCAAGTGTGGTGTAAGTCTGCATCATGCAGCCCAGCGGTGTGTAGGGAGAGGTAAAAGTAACCTCAGTCTTTCTTATTTCATCGTCGGTAAACAAGTTTTCATTATCTTTCGATAACTCTGCTGCGTATTTATCCTGCCACGGCGCAGATTTGACCATGTAATCACACAAAGGGCTAGCAATAACGCCCGGATATATCCAAAAAAAGTTATTTAGCATTAGTAGTACGCCGCCTTTCGTCTGTATTTATAAGTTAAATC